TTTGGTGAATGCTTCCGTAACTAATTTTACAATGGAGAAATCTCCAGCTTCAGTTGTACCAGCGTTTGCGCCCCATGTGAAAAGTCCTACAACCCAATCTTTAGCTGCTTTAAAAGCGTCTTTGACAAGTGTTGATAATTTAAAGGGTTCATCTGGATCACCCCAACCAAACAATCCTTGTATCCATGCAATGGCGGCATCAATAGGTGCGTAAATAATATCAATTAATCCACCTTCTCCGACTAAACCATTCCACAAAGTTGTAAGTGTGCCTACAGGGTCAGTGAATATACCTACAACACCGTTGTATAAATCTGTGAAAAATGTTTTGATACTATTCCATGTATCAGTAAAGAATTGTCCTATAGAACCAAAAACGGAATCTGTTCCTTCCAATCCAAAGAATTTTCCAATTAAATTATAAATGCCAGTAAGTAGATTATCGAAGGTGCTTGCCCAAAATCCAACCAATCCACTTATTAAAGTTGTGATGCCGCCTAATATATCACCATTTGCAAATTGATCAATTGCAGTACCAAGATCATCAAAGAGAACTTTGATATTTTCAAACTGTCTTACAAATACATCTTTGAATACTGATAAGATAGGCGACAGTACATTTTCCCAAAGATTTTTCAATGCTGGGATCATTTCATCAACAACAAATCTTTTTGTATCTTCCCAATACTTACTGTTAAGAAATGCAAGAACACCAGCAACAGCAACACCAAAGGCAAACTTTTTTAACATACTAAAGATATCACCACCAACTTGTTTGGCTTTGTCTTTCAGCATTTCACCAAAGTTACTAGACAATGATTTGATACCAGTAGAAATTGATTGGAGAGAGGCAAGTATTCTGTTTTGAGAACGCTCACCCTCTCTGTTCTTTTCGGTTTCTTTGGCAGATGCAGAAGCAGCCCCACCAGCTGCAGTTTCTACAGCAATTTCTTGTTGTTGTAGACTAACTAAAGCTGCGGTTTGTTGATTGTTTTCTTTAAGTTCATCAACTACTTCTGAAAAATTTGCCATTTATTTAACCTTATTTCTTTTTCAAAGCGTCTGCACCAAAGAAGGCTGATACCAATACAGCGATTGATGCAAAATATGTTGGAGCAATATCTGCAATCAATGTTGCAGCCTTGTCCATACCCAATAGAGATGTGACTGCAATCCCTGCTGGATATACCAATAGTCCCGCTAACGAGAACCATGCCATCTTGCGAATAGCGTCCCGTTGAGCGTCTGCATCTTCCATTTCTTTGCGTTTAAATTCCAAATACATTTCATGCTCACGATCATCAACAATACCATCACCATTCGTGTCTGCTGGGTGCAGTTTGTCTTTAGTTTCTTCTGCCATAGCTCTCTCCTTAACTATTATTTATCTTTTTCTATCAGCTGCTTGTTGCCTCTGTCTTGTTCTTTCATCCTCTAAATGTTGTAGGAGCAAAGAAACATATATTTCCCTTTCCCACGGTATCAAATTCTCTATTTCTGTTAAGGAGTATTTGTGATGTTGCATCATCTGGAAATTTAGTCGATAATAATTTTCCAAACTATTGTGGGAAAGGGCTATTAGAAAAAATCCGACATTCCCTGTAATACAATATCACTTTCAACCCCTGTCTTGGGGTTTTTTACCTTAACAGTCTTTTTAACTCGTGGCATAGATGCAAAGAATTGATTCACCATCTCAAACTGTTCATGCGTCATAGATTCGATGAAATCATCTAGTTCTTTATCTTCCATGTCATTTCTCACATAAACATTATTTTCGTCATAAATTTGACTGATACAATTTTTAATCACTTCAAATGTTGCAGCTGTCTCATTTTCTGTATCTAGTTGATTCATCATATCAATTTTTGGATAGTCCATGATTAATCCAATACTATCAGTCAATTTAATTTTTGTATCATGTCCCTCTCCCTTAACACATTCAATCTCTGATAGATTGATTTCTAAGGAAGCTCTTGTTTCACCATCATCTGGACAAACAACCGTCACCTCTGTTTTCTCACCTACTGATTTTGACCTTAACTGAATAAAGACATATTCAATGTCAAAAATAGGTAGTTCTTTTGGTTTAAGAGTATTAAATGTACAAGACTCTACAATGTCCTGTACTGCTCTTATCATATCTGACTGTGTGCCTGCTTGTTGAGCAAGCATCAGTGCCTTTTCCTCTTTTACAAGGAACGGACGGTATTCAACTTTTTGTCCAGTTGAAGGGAGCGTCAACTCATATTTCGCCGAAGCGAGTTTAGGTAATGCCATAATTTATCTCCTATATGCATTATAAAATCACATTGTCCAATTGTTGCCGAGCGATTTCCTCTCGAGCTTTCTGTGTAACCCCTAAAGATTCACTAAAGTCCAACTGTGGTGTTTCTGTAACTGGATAATCTCCATTTCTGTCATATGTCTTTGCCGCCGGATCTGGATTTGAAAGTACGTTTCCTTTTGAATCTAAAAATGTAATATCTTTAAAAGCAAACGATACCTCTTGTCTAGCTATATCAGATGAACCCATAGAATATTCTATAGGGCCTAATGTTTTTGGAAATGCTTGATTTAATCTGACACCAGCCACTCTAACATCTTGTGGGTAATCTCCACTTCTTTTAATATAATTATTTCCAGGCGATAAAGGAGTTCCTTCTTCTCGTTGTTCTCCCCAATTTGCTTTTGATCTTTGAGTTGTGCCAGCTGGTACTTGGTTAATTTCTGGTTTATTCTTATTTAACTGCCAAATTGTTATGGGCTTAATATATGATGTATAATATTCCAAATCAAAGGTGTTTGGTTTATAGATATAATCCATCCATAACATAAAATAATTTCTTTCAAAATGTTCAGCCGAAAGTAAAAACGTCATAGAAACATCTTCAGCATATGTCAATCCCTGAGCCATTTCGTGTGTAGGCCCATATATGTTTTCATTAGTTACAGTTCTAATGTTTCTGCCTGGCATTGTTACATTTTCTACTCTGAAAGAAATGTGTTTGTCAGCCCTACTTCCACTAAATTTTCCACCTGCCCTAGATAATGCCTCTGGTGCGTTGATTACAACCTCAAATCTGTTTAATAATGCAGGCCCGCCGTGTTGACTAAAACTGCTAACAAATTCGTCTAAAGCTGCCATTATACAGTCCTCCTTGTGTTTATCATTCTTCTAGAATCTGAATATACTTTAGTTTCAGTCGCTTTAACAAACTTCTGAACAGGCAATAATACTGCAAGCATCATTTCATCTGCATCAATTCTACGGAATGGTGTTTTGACATGATCTGCCAAATATCTTTTTACTGTGGGTTTCACCATAGGATTTCTTTTAATTCGATTCCATGTAAGTCTAATTCTTGTCGTATCATCCATCCTATCATTAGATGCATACTCTGTAATTACATTTAACAATTTTAATCTCATAGGTATAGATAGGTAGTGAAAATTTAGTCCTAAAAATCCATCACCATATTGTTCAATAGGCATAACCAATGGAAACCTATCATAGTATGGTAATTCAAATTTGTATTTTGGGTCATAGTAAAAGAAGTTCATTCTACCAAACGATGGACGGCTAGTTACAACCCCCTCAGAAATGAGTTGGCGAGACGGCGGTGTGCCAAGTTCTCTTACCTTGTCACGAAACCATCTAACACTGCGTTCTTTGCCGCCAGACTTTTCTAATATGGTATCGAAGTATGTCATACTTCTATTTATACGATTTAACCAAGATGATCTTCAGTCAGTATCTTAAATTCCATCTGTCTATCGTTGCACCATTCTATTGCTGCTTCCCACTTTGCTTTGTTCACACCCCATGTACGGACTTCTTGGACAAATCTTGGTGTTTTACGTTTTGGTTGTTTTGGGGGGCCACACTGTGATTTAGGTTTAACCTCTATCAACATCTTTTTGATAGAACCGTTCTGTTGTCTAACTTTGATATAAAAATCGGGGAAATAACGATGCCTCCTACCGTCCAATGGAGACACATATGGTATAATGATTTCTTCACTGCCCCATTCTAGGATAGCGTCATTTCTGTCACAGTAAACCATAAACTTGCGTTCCCACATACTACGATAAATAATGTTATCTGGATTGCCTTTGTATTTTTGTGGTTTTGATGGAATATATCTGCCTCTGTATGCCATGTCTATATAAATACTTTCACAATGTATAGGACTATTTAGATGGCCAACGTATCAAGATTAAGAGACAATAAAGGATCAGGAGTTCTGCAATATCCATCGGATTTAGCAGATGTTTCTTCTGGTTATTATGTGGTCTTTCAAATAAACATACAACAAAAATCAAAAGTGGACTTCCCAGGCACAGCTTATTCTACAACTCCAGCTGGAAGAAGTGCAGAGTTTAGTACGATAGGTGTTCCAAGACCACCCACCAAAAAACTTGGATACACAATTGCTCTTTACATGCCTGCTACACTAGAAGTTTCACACAAAGCAAATTACGGTGAAGCAGAAATTGGTTTTGCTGTTGCTGCAGCACTTGGTTCTGCGAAGGCATTAGGCACAAGTGGGTTTGATGCAATGGGAATACTCAATGCTGCTGGTGATGGTTTGGAAGGTCTTGCAAAAGGAGCACTGGATAGTACCATTGCGCCGGGCACGGCCGCTGCGGTTGATATCATGTCTGGTACTATTAAAAACAACAGAACCGAAATGAAGTTTGAAGGTATTGACAGACGTTCATTTTCCTATACCTTTAAAATGTTACCAAAGACACAGGCAGAAGCAAATACTATTGAAGAAATTATTACAATGTTTAGATATCATTCTATGCCAGAATTTGAAAAATCAGGTGGTGTTGGTGTAGAAGGCAGAACAATGATAGTTCCTTCAACATTTAATATTTCTTATAGTCCAGACATTCATTTGCATAAGATTGGTGAATGTGCATTAGAATCTGTGAACGTAAAATTTGGTGGAGATCGTCCACAGTTTTTTAAAGATCATCATCCAGTAGAAACCGAGCTCACGTTACAATTTAAAGAACTTGATCTTATCACTAAAGAAAAAGTTAGAGAAGGATATTAATTATGTCATATTTTAATAACTTTCCAAAAGTTGCATTTGATGTGCATGGTGAAGGTGACTTAGTTCTTTTAACAGATATTACTAAACGAGTAAGATTTAGTGACTTAGCAAAACGAAACAATATTGTTTTTGATTTTTATGACGTTAAAGATGGCGAAACACCAGAGTATATTGCAAGTGAGTTTTATGGTGACCCTTTGTTGCATTGGGTGATTTTGTTAGCAAATGATATCCATGATAGATATGAAGATTGGCCTATGTCGGTTGCTCAATTTGAATCTTATGTGTACACGAAATACTCAGATGTAAATGAAGTTCATCACTATGAGTTTAACCAGACTTCTGGTGATACAACACAGACAATTGAAATTCCAAATGATTCTGCAAACACAATTCCAGTTGGTGCTGTTACAATAACAAACTATGAATATGAAGAATTGTTGCAAGAACAAAAAAGAAAAATTAGATTAATCAAACCAGAGTATATTGGCCAAATTAAAAATGAACTGAGATCTAGATTGCGTGGTAATTAACAATGGCTGAACTTCAATACGCCGGCGAATATATTATTGATGAATGTAAGTTGTGTACAGTTAGTGGATTAGAGTTAAACCTAATTGACCTTGTTGCATCAATTGATATTTACGAGGACATTTTTCAAAATTCAATTTCTGGTGATATATCATTTGTTGATACAAATGATATTTTAGGTAATGCTCGTATTTGTGGTCAAGAAAAACTTAAATTAAAACTCTCAACACCTAATTCTGATGATACTAATGACAGAAATAGAATTATTAACTTCAGCGATCAACCCCTTTATATTTACAAAATTAATAGTAGTGTTGGTATCAACGATAATACTCAGGCTTTTAGTCTGTCCTTTACCACAGCTGAACTTGTAAGAAACAATTCTATTAGAGCTGTTAAGTCTTATAAGGGCGAACCAGCAAAAGATATTATTCTAAAAATATTGCGTGATGAAGAACTCATAAATTCCAAAAAAGAATTCTATTACGAAGAAACCACCAATAACTTTAAATTTGTTGCTCCAAACATTAGACCCTTTCAATTCATCAATGCAATAGCTAGACGATGCACATCTAAAGAATATGAATACGCCCCCACATTTCTATTCTATGAAACCATCAAGGGATATTTTTTTAGAACGATTGACAGTATGATGGATCGAAAGAATCCAAGACTTATCTATAGAGAGCTCACTCCAAACGAAGATCTTGTAAGAAACAGGCCAGACTTGTTGTTGCAAAACATTTTAGAGTACGATGTTGTTTCTACAACAAACACTCTTGCAAGCAGAAGAGCTGGCATGTATAGTTCAAAACTATTCTTGCTGGATGTATTCAATAAAGATTATAAAGAATTTGAATATGACTATTTAAAAGATTTTGAAAAAGATATTCATGTAGACAAATTTAACAGATACGGTTCTGAGAGGGGCCCAGCGGTATCAGAAATGATTGATGACTACAATAAAAAGATTTCTGAGTATCCAGATTCAGTTTTGTATTATCAACTGATTGATAGAGATACACCAGACGGGCCGCTGAACCCAGCTCAAACAGACCCACACGATTACATGGGAACAGATAAGTGGTTGCAAAGAAGAAAGTCTCGTTTCTCTTCTTTGAACTCCGCTGTTTCATTAAGACTTAAAGTGCCTGGCAACACTGCATTACAAGCTGGTGATTTAATCGGTGTTATACTTAAAGATAATACTACTGGCGAAAATGATATACAGTTAACAGGCAGATATCTTGTATCTAAACTTCACCACTCTTTTACAAGAGGTCAGGGGTTACATAAACATGAAATTCTTATGGATTGTGTAAGAGATACAGTACAAACCAGATATCCGATTCAGGGTGTAGTGTGCCAAGATGGTGGAAGTTCTCTTGATGAACTTATTCCAACTGGCGAATCTGATCCTGGCTCGGTAATGTTCTAAAGGAGGGCCAATTACAACTCAATTTGTTATGAACTTTAACCATTAACTTAACGAGGCTTAACATGACATCCAAACTCAAAAACAGACTTCAAAAAATGACTTTTCAAAAACAAATCAAAA